CGCCTTCCGCATCCATGTCTCAAGATGCGCTGATGGCGATGAACCAGATGATCGAATCGTGGTCAATCGAGCGCCTATCGGTGTACAACACCCAAGACCAGATGTTCACATGGCCGGCTGACGAAATCACCCGCACCATTGGGCCTACAGGCAACTTTGTCGGTACGCGCCCCGTCCTGATTGACGAGTCAACATACTACCGTGACCCCGGCACCAATGTGTCGTTTGGTATCAAGTTCATCAATCAGCAGCAATACAATGGCATTGCTGTCAAGACGGTTACGTCAACATACCCTCAAGTTTGTTGGGTCAACATGGAGTATCCTGATGCTCGGTTGACCATTTACCCCAAGCCGACAAGGGTGCTGGAGTGGCACATTGTCTCGGCGCAAGAACTGACGCAACCGGCAACACTGGCGACCACGCTTGCGTTTCCCCCCGGCTACTTGCGGGCGTTCACCTACAACCTTGCCTGCGAGATTGCGCCAGAGTTTGGTGTCGAACCAAGCCCACAAGTCTCACGCATTGCAATGTCGGCCAAGCGCAACCTCAAGCGGATCAATAACCCCGATGACGTGATGTCGATGCCTTACGCTATTGTTGCTACGCGCCAGCGGTTCAATATCTACGCCGGGAATTACTAAGTGAAGACACCCATCCTTGGCAGCAGCTATGTTGCCCGCAGCGTCAATGCTGCGGACAACAGGATGGTGAACCTGTTTCCTGAAGCCGTGCCCGAAGGAGGCAAAGAGGCAGGATTCCTGCAACGCTGCCCCGGCTTGAGTCTGCTGGCAACCATTGGCACTGGCCCCATCCGTGGGCTGTGGTCGTTTGGGGGGCTTGGGTATGTAGTATCCGGCACATCCCTCTACAAAATAACTACAGCTTACGTGCCCACCCTGATAGGAACTGTGGCCGGATCAGGCCCGGTTAGCATCGCCGATAATGGTACTCAGATGTTCATTGCTGCCAACGGCCCTGGCTACATCTACAACGCATCGACCGCAGAGTTTGCCATGATAACGGACGTAGACTTTGCTGGTGCCGTGACAGTGGGCTACATCGACGGGTATTTTGTGTTCAATGAGCCTAATTCCCAACGAGTGTGGATTACCAGCTTGCTTGACGGCACATCCATTGACCCGCTGGAATTTGCATCCACTGAGGGCAATCCTGACAATTTGATTGCCTTGATGGTTGACCATCGTGAAATATGGATGTTTGGTGCCAACAGTATTGAGGTATGGTATGACGCCGGCACCGTAGACTTCCCTTTGCAGCGCATTCAGGGTGCTTTTAACGAGATTGGATGCGCGGCGGCATACTCAGTAGCCAAATTGGATAACGCTTTGTTCTGGCTCGGTTCTGATGCCCGAGGTAAAGGCGTTGTATACCGATCTAACGGGTACGCGGGGCAGCGCATATCTACCCACGCAGTCGAATGGCAAATCCAGCAATATGGCGACTTGTCTGACGCCATTGGCTACACTTACCAGCAAGACGGTCACGCCTTCTACGTGCTGGTGTTCCCGAGCGCCAACACGACTTGGGTCTACGATGTGGCTACCCAGGCATGGCATGAGCGGGCCGGTTGGAACGATGGCTCGTTTACCCGGCACCGTAGCAACTGCCAAATGGCATTTAATGGCCGGGTCATCGTGGGCGACTATGCCGCAGGAAAAATCTATGCCTTTGACCCCGATGTGTACGCTGACGATGGGCAGATTCAGAAGTGGCTACGGTCCTGGCGGGCGCTGCCCACAGGCCAAAACAACCTGAAACGGACATCTCACCACAGCCTGCAACTCGATTGTGAATCTGGTGTTGGTCTGAATGTTATTTCTGACAATGATGGGTATGAAGCTATTGCTACGGAAACCAGCATTGAGATAACCACGGAGACAGGTGAGGTGATCGTCACATCTGAGTACGTGGGTGCGGTCGGTTGGAATCCCCAAGTCATGCTGCGCTGGTCAGACGATGGCGGTCACACTTGGAGCAACGAGCATTGGACAGGCATGGGGCCGATAGGCCAAACTAATCGCCGGGTGATCTGGCGTCGGTTGGGCATGACCACCAAGTTGCGCGACCGTGTGTACGAAATCTCTGGCACTGATCCGGTGAAGATCGCGGTCATGGGCGCTGAACTACTGCTGAGTGGCACCAATGCTTAACGTCACCAATATCCCCGCGCCTCGTGTTGGTCTGGTGGACGGCACGGGAAACGTTTCGCGGGAATGGTATCGGTTTTTCCAAAATATCTTTCTGTTGACCGGCGCTGGACGGCGCAACCCGTCGCTCCAGAACCCAACAACGGTCACAGTTGGAGTGTCCCCGTTCAGCTATACCAATGAGTCTGGTGGGCCGCTGGAGTTGGTTGTCAGTGGTGGTGGGGTGTCTAAGATGGAGATATCCCGCGATCAGACGACGTACATCAATACCGGCAGCTACTACGGGATGTTTACCCTTGCGCCCGAAGATGTGATTCGGATCACATATGTTGCAGCGCCTACAATTACGGCGGTGACTCAATGAATATGGTTGTGTCAATGCGGGGGAAAGTTGAGGCACTTCAAGCAGAATTGTCGAAGTTGCCTCAATACGAACCCGTGACCAAACACACGTTTCATGGCGGTATGTACTGCCGTGAAGTATTTCGGGAAGCGGGCGTGTTGGTAGTGGGGAAAGTCCACAAGAAAGAGCATTTCTATCTGATCGTATACGGCACAGTTGCCATAACTACAGATGAAGGTGTACAGTCAATTACTGGCCCAACTTTGTTGAGTAGTAAGCCCGGAACAAAACGGGCTGTTTACGCTGAAACCGATGCGCTATGTATGACTTTTCATCGGGTTGAATCGGATAATGTAGAAGCCGCAGAAACAGAACTTGTGGAAGATGACGTTCACGATAAGTATCTGCCTGGAAACAAAGTAAGGAACGAGGTGCTATTATGACTTTCTGGGTCGCAGGGGCCGCAGTAGTTGGCGGTTTAATTGGCGCGAATGGCGCTCGTAGCGCGGCATCTACGCAAGCAGATGCTGCCAATCGTGCGGCTGATCTACAACGTCAGACGTATGAAGAACAGACCAAGCTGAACGCGCCGTGGCGAGAAGCGGGGCTGACAGGACAGAACCGGCTGATGCAACTCCTCGGACTTGGGGGCGATGCCGGTGCTGCGGGGTACGGTAAGTACGCGCAAGATTTCAGCATGAAGGATTTTCAGCAAGACCCAGGTTACGCCTTCCGCTTGTCCGAGGGTCAAAAGGCACTCGACCGGCAAGCCGCCGCGCGTGGTGGCTTGATCTCTGGTGGCGCGCTCAAGGCTGCTACTCGGTATGGTCAGGATATGGGCAGTCAAGAGTACGGCAATGCCTTCAATCGTTACCAGACCAATCGCACGAACCAGCTACAACCCCTAGGCAACCTGATGGCGTCGGGGCAAGCTGCAACGAACCAACAGGCAGCCCAAGCGGGGCAGTACGGCATCAATGCAGGCAATCTGATGGGACAGGCAGGGCAAGCCACAGCAGCGGGTCAACTCGGTGCAGCAACTACATTTGGGAACGCTCTGACTACTGGTGCCAGTGCGTATGGTCAACAAACCAATTTCAACAACTGGTTGGCGCAACAGAACAAATCTGCCGGGATACCAACGTATGGTGGATGGGGTACTGACTACTCCACTGCCAATGTTGGTTTCAACGCACCAAACAGGATATAATCATGGCTGATCTAAACGCGCTCATCGCCCAAGGCGTACAGTTCAAAGCCCCACCTGATCCCTTCGCGCAGTACGCGCAGATGCAGCAGATGCAGCAAGGACAGACGGCCAATGAACTGGCGCGGTATCAATTATCGTCGGCGCAACGTGCAGACGAACTAGCCACCAATCGGCTGGGTAATCTCCGCGCTGCCGGATCAGACCCAGCGAAAATTGCAAACGCTTTCCTTCAAAGTGGCGACATTAAAGGCTATTCAGAGTTTACGAAATCGCGTGGTGAGCAAGAGAAAATGCAGACTGAGGCAGTAGACGCGAAGTTGAAGCAGTCGAAGCAGTTCCTTGACACCATCGACCCCACTGACCCAAATGCGCCGACGCTGTATATGCAATGGCACAAGGCTAATCATTCAGACCCCGTGCTAGGGCCGGCATTGGCTGCAAGAGGGATCACGCCAGAACAGTCTATGGACCGCATCAAGAAAGCTCTTGAGGCTGGCCCTGCTGCGTTTGCCACCCTGCTGAACCAGTCGAAGCTAGGCGCTGAAAAGTTCATCGAACTCAACAAGCCTACAACTCAAGTGATTGATCGAAGTGGTCAGAGAGATGTGCTTCAAACCCCAGGTTTGGGCGGCGCTCCAACCACTGTTCGG